AATAAGACTTTGGAGCACACACCGCTGACGGAAGCAAATACGCACAGCTACTGGTAAACTACGCAGCAGTACAGATCTCAGATCAAAATGAGTTCGGTTGGATGTTAAGAAAAGATACGATTGCAGGATACCAAGGAGGGTATAATGTCTGAACAGTTATCAAATAAATACCGAGACAATCTTAGGATTGATGCAGTCAGTGAAGGTATACGCACACTGCAAGCAGATGTTGACGCACTTAAGGTAGACCTTACCAACTTCGTTGGTGCCTTACTGCAATCTGGTATTGTCGAGTTAGTCAAAGACGAAGAAGGTAACATCGTCTACAAAATCAACAAGGTTGTACTGGTAGATGAGTCAGTACAACAAGACTAAAGGTTCTCAGTTTGAGACAGATGTAATGAAGTGGCTCCGCAAAGCCGGAGTTATTGCAGAGCGTCTGACTAAAGCTGGGGCAAAGGATGAGGGCGATGTCGTCACTGTTATCGCGGGAGAAACCTACATCCTAGAACTCAAGAACAGGCAGACCCTTTCCCTGCCTGAGTTCTGGAGAGAAGCACAGGTTGAGGCGCTTAACTATGCAAAGGCAAGAGGTCTTGGGGAAGTCCCTCTGTCTTACGTGGTAGTTAAGCGTCGCAACGCTTCAATAGATCAAGCCTGGGTAATCCAAGACTTAACTCAATGGTTAAAGGAGAAACAGTAATGCCAGTACCAGAAGGTAACATCACAACATCAGAGATACTTATACCAAAGGTAGAAGAAGTAGTTGAAGTAATAGAGGAAGAAACTAAAGATGAAAGTTAGTTTTCAAACTCTGAAGATTACAACTATTAAAGATTATTTTAATTTAGGCTTTGTTAAAGACGATGAAGCAGACTACGCTCTACATATTCTTCTATTTGGTCGTGAGTTTTCTTGGCGTTTTTACAAAGAGAATTCAGCGTGGATTGAAATTTATGAGGACCAAATATGATCTGCCAGAACTGTCTTAAAGGTGGGGAAGAAAACAGACTCGCTCACTATAAGCGTGCCACTGCGTGGCACAACAAGTGCGACTTTAAGGGGTGTGTATGCCAGCACAAGACTGGTCCAGGGTACGTAAAGCGGGAAAATACAAAGGTCCCATTGATGCAAACTCAATCCCCATAGGAGCAATTGTTTCCCACTATGGAGGTGAGGTTCGTGAAGGCAAGAGTGCTTCGGTTCGTTGCTGTTTACATAGTGACAGTAGACGTTCAGCAGTTATCAATACTTATGACAATTTATATTTCTGCCATACCTGCGGTAAGGGTGGCAATGCAGCTAACCTAGTGTGCATACTAGAGAACTTGGAGTTTAACGATGGCCTCAAACGTGCAGTCGAAATTGCTGCTGGAAGCGGCGCAGCAATACGCACAGGCAATAAGTCCAGAGGCTCTAGCCGTACTAGAAGGACGTGGGATCTCTGAAGAAACGGCAGGACTGTTTCAGTTAGGAACTATCACTAGCCCTATCAATGGTCACGAGATGTATGAAGGGTGGCTATCCATCCCATACATCACCGCATCTGGTGGTTGTGTTGGCTTTAAGTTTCGCAGATTAGATGATGCCAAACCTAAGTATGGTTCGCCTACTGGACAGAAGGCACACCTGTTTAATGTATGTGACATAACTGTTGACTCACCACACATAGTTGTATGTGAAGGTGAACTAGATGCGATAGTTACTAGCGGTGAGCTTGGTATCCCTGCCGTGGGTGTACCTGGTGTTGCTGCGTGGAAGTCACACTTTCCAAAACTATTTGCGGGGTACGAAACTATCTTTGTTGTTGGTGACAATGACATCAAAGAGGATGGGTCTAACCCTGGTGCTGAGTTTGCTAAGCGTGTGGCTAACGAGGTAATGAACTCACAGATTGTTACACTACCGCCAGGTATGGACATCAATGATTACTACTTGGCTAATGGAATTGATGCTACGAGAAAGTTACTGATAGGGGAGTCGAATGTATGACGATGACAAGAAGCGAATGGGACACGATGCTACAGACTTTGCAGCATTTGGGCTTCCAGATCCTTTCCGTGGACACGCAAAGCGAAACAATAACAATACGTCCAATACCAACACGTTCGTAGCTGATGTCTGGGCTACCTTAGATAGTGCAGGTAACCTGCTTATCAAGAAGCACAAGGACTACGGCCCAACTAACATCAGTCTATCTCCAGGTGGACCGCTCAATGGCTTACGTGTGCGTATGCACGATAAGACTGCACGCATCAATCACTTGATTGATAGTGGTGCAACACCAGAGAATGAGTCATTGCGAGATAGCTTCATTGACTTGCTGAACTATAGTGCTATCGCATTGATGGTACTAGATGGTAAGTGGCCACGTGACTGAACTTCACCCAGTAATCTATGACCTAGTGCCTAGTGTTGCTAACACCATCCACCGCAGGTATAAAGCCTACGTAGAAAAGGATGATGTTAAGCAAGAGTTAATGGCTTGGGCTATGACTAGGGCAGAAGATCACATAGTTGATTTAATGGAACCTCACGAAGATAGGCGCAAGCATAACGAGCAACGCATTGCCTGGCAGATGAGACGTGTAGCAGAACGCTATGCTCGCAAAGAGAAGGCTGCTAAGTCTGGCTATCAAACTAATGATGAAGCCTACTATGAGTCAGCTACGCTTGGTCAGTTGCTACCCTTTGTTATTGCATCAGTCATAGATGGCACAGTATTAGAGCAAGCACAAGAGATGATTAGAGATGGGCAACCTAAAGGTTCATCATCTCCAGCAGAAGGTGGCAACCTACTTGCTAACCTTATAGACATCAAGAATGGTTTTCTTAAACTAGACCAAGAGGACCAGGCTATCTTGCGTATGCGCCATCACGAGAGCTTTACCCTGCAACAGATAGCGCAGGTACTAGAGTGTGCTATCTCTACCGCAGATCGCAGGTGCGCTCAGTCACTGCGTAGGTTGCAGGATAACTTGGGCGGGATTAGTCCCTGGCAATGAACGAAGATTTATTATTTACCTTCTTGCGTGAGAGTTTGTATCCAGATTTAGTAAAGTCTGAGGGCATCTATGATGCCTATGATTGCATCTCCAAGCAAGCAGGTCACTACATAGAGTTAAAGTGCAGGGCTACACATTATGATACGTTGCTGATTGAGGAGATGAAGTACCGCAAGCTCATCACACAAGCAGCAGAGCGTGATCTTGTTCCCTTCTACATCAACTCTACACCCAAAGGTATCTTCTCCTTTGACCTATTAGATTTACCAGAGCCGGTATGGTTTAATCACCAGATGCCAGCAACAACTGAGTTTGACAGGGTTGAGAAGGTTGAGAAGTTAGTAGGTTATCTACCCATAGAGGAAGGGGTGCAACTCTAATGCAGTATGACTATCGTTGCCCTGATTGCAACAGTGAATTAACTATTGAACGCAGTATCCACGAGGACCCACGCGAACCCTCTTGCTTTGATTGCCACGTCCCAATGATACGCAAGTGGGACTCACCGGCTATCACCTTCAAGGGTAAAGGGTTTTACTCTACTGGCGGATAGTGTATGCTTTAGTTCTCGGCAAGCAACCGCTTGTAGAGTGCTAGCAAAAAGCCCCCGCCAGTTATGGCGAGGGCTTTTTGTTTGGCTGAGGAAAGGGTTAGGAAACCTCAGCTACATCTACTATGTTTTGTATGATCCACTCTACCACAGGCACAGCTACAGCATTACCCATCTGCTTATACCTGGTTGAGTCTGATTGTCCAGCAGTCCAATCATCAGGGAAACCCTGCAATCTTTCACACTCTACTGGAGTTAAGCGGCGCACACCGCTTTGATCTGAAAGCATTGACACGTTGTTTCCTCCCGTACCCATACGTGATGTAAGGGTATTCATTGTATCTCCTTGAACTCTAGCTCCATCGTGGTAGTGAGGATGAAAGACAATGACTGTCGTTCGCACATCACCATTATCAAATGCGTTAAGCGTTGGCATTACTCCTCCTTCAATCCAAGTCTCGTAGTCATCCACATTCTGTGCTCGCCTACTCTTGGTGAACCACAAGGTTCTCACTTCCTCCACCTAGATCGCCACCATTGGCACGCAATGTGCCAACTCCTTCTGTGTATCCACCAAAGGATGATGAAGTTACAACAATGTGACCATCTCTCGCGCCTTCGTGGTTTACTCCTTTGTAGTCACGTGCTTTAAGAGTTCCTATCGGATCTTTGTAGATAACAATGTTGTCTTCTGGTCGTTTGTAACTAGTAGCGGTGAGTGTTGTTACTCCTGGTGAGTACTTGGCGAAGCCTGTTTGACCAAAGCTTTCTTGAGTACTTCCGGTAGTTCCTTGCCCCGCTTGGTTGCTCTGCGTAAGATCCCTTCGCAAGCCTTCTGACTTAAAGAGTATTTCGGCAACGCTTGAGTTAGGAGTACGTCTGCCAACGATGAAGACTCTACGCCTGCGCTGGGGTACTCCGAAGTGTTGAGCATCAAGCACCCTCCATCCAACAGAATACCCGAGGTCGGCCATCGTCCCGATGACGACTCCAAAATCTTTTCCGTTGTTACTGGATAGCAAACCAGGGACGTTTTCGATGATGAAGTATTCTGTTTGCGTTTCTTCCACAAGTCTTGCAATCTCCCAGAATAACCCGCTTCGTTGGCCAGCAAGACCAGCTCTTTTGCCAGCAACGCTGAGGTCTTGACAGGGAAATCCTCCTGTAATAATTCCTGTGCTTGGTGTAAATCCTGCATTGATGAGATCCTCTCCCTTAACTGTTGTTACATCTGTAAATTGTGTAGCGTCAGGAAAATGCTGCGCCAATACTTGGTTGCAATTCTTATCTATCTCAACTGAGGCTACTACCTTTACTCCTTGTCGTTGCATAGCTAAGTCAAAGCCACCAACGCCTGCGAATAAACTAACTCCGGTCAGCATCAGTACCAGCCTCGTCTATCTGAGTGCCGGAGAGCACCGCAGAAACTTCCTCGATAACGGTGTTCAACGTATCGTATAGCGTGAAGGATTTGTAGTTCAGGTTCTCCACTACGTTCTCTAAGGAGTTGAGCAATTCCGAAAGCTGAGCTTCTTGGTTTGCCCGAAGCGTCTCTTGGGCGAGCAAGGTGGTCGAACCTGGACTCACGGGTCCAAAGTGTGACCGCACACTCTCTCTGTTGTGCGTTGTATCCGAGTGCTCTAAGGAAACTAACTGCAAGTGCCTTGTTCTCACGCTTTTCCTCCATTGTTGCTTTCGTCCGCTCCTTCATAATCGGTACGTCCGGCAACTTCGGGGACTGCGTTCGCTCTGGTATGAACACCCACAGTAAGCCTACTATCAGGGTTAATAATCCAAGTCTTGCCCTCTTGCTCATCAAAACTCCTTTGTTCATCAAGCAATTGCTTGTATGTCTCTGGGTATAGGTGCGCTAAGCGCACGAGTGCCTTGTCTCTTGCCCTTCTGTAATTGCGGTAGTGGATAGATTGTTTCCCGCTTACTTGTCTACTCTCCATTGATCTTGTCCTCCCACACTATAAGTACATAGACTACCAGCATTACCGCAGCTATCCCTAACCAGTAGCTCATCTACCTATCTCCCTTGCTCGCTGAATAATCTCGGTTATGTCTATCGTCTGCCCAACTAAGTGAGCGTCCTCCTCATCACTATCCCACGCACTCACCAACAGGCGAGCATTATCGGGTGCAAGAGTTAGCCATTGCATAGCCTGTTCAGCATTAGCCCCGCCCCACTCAGCTCTCCCGCTCTCGTCCACTACCTCATACAAGAGGATTAGATCGGACTTCTTTGGGTGTATGGTATAGATGTTGCTATCTCCCATAAACTTAGTTCCATTATCTAGTATGCGTAGCACTCTGTCATCACTCACTCTTATCCTCCTCCTCGAACCCGAATAGCTGCGATAGGGCAGAGTTAGCCCTGCGTAGGTTAGCGATAGCTCGCGCTATCTCCTCCTGCTGCAAGTCCTTCTCTGCCTCATTGATACATAGGTCAAACTTAGCCTCTAGGTATTCTCTATTCATCCTCGTCATCCCAATCCTCTAGTCCGTAGTTAAGGGCGCAACAAGCGCACCCTTCCACAAAATCGTCCCAAATTAGTTCCGGTACATAGTTACTCATTGCCCTCTCCTTCGTTAGTGGGTAGTACTCTACCCTGCCATTGACTTTCGATTACCTTAATTACATCTTCACCAGTGGATAGCTTCTCCCAATCCCACCAACGCGGATCTCCGTCATAGGTTTCTATCTCTAGTGTTACTAGGTATCTATCCTTCATTTAGTTCTACCTCCTCATTATCTAGTATCAGGGTAACAGTTATGTCATTGATAATCGTCTCGTCTATCTTGCCGATCTCGTCCTCAATGTTATTCATACCCTTAACGGCAGCCCGTCCATACGCCTCATCACTTAGGTTTCCCGTGGTGTCGTCTAACTCTAGGCATACATTGGTAGTAATCGTTAGGTAATCGGTTACGAAAGTAACGCGGTAGTCGTAGTTCATAGGTTTGCCCCTTGCATTAGCCACTCATCAGCTAGATGTAAGGTAATAGCCTTGCCCGCTTCTCCCATAGCTGCCATTAAAGTACCAGCCACGCCAGCACCCTCAATTATACAATTACCGTTAGTGTCTAGTAGGTCTACTATCCACGCTCTCTCGCTCTCGCTCTCTTTATCCTCATACTCTCGGATACTCAGGCGAAAGATTGTCTCGCTTAATTCGATCATTACTCTGCCTCTCTTTCATCTCTATATTTAACGATAGTGTTAAGTGTGATATGGATAGGACAGTCACACTCTCCCCCCATATTGTCATTAAACTCTAAGTGAGAATAGTTATCCTCATATATCTCATTGATTAGCTGCTCTAGTGTGTCCATTACTTACCCTCTCCCTCTAGTAATTTAATAGCCAGGTTTAGGGCTTCGGTAGCTCTCGCCCTCTCTTGCTCAATAGTCTCCTTGCTAAAGCGTGGCGCGGTGCTGGTATCAAAAGACTTTTTGATGATGTCTAAATAGTCAATCGCCTCTTTTGTGTTCATTACTTACCCTCTCCCTCGATCTTGTAGTTTAATCGGGCGCAAGACTCTCTAAAGCTGCGCTTAGCCTCTTGCACCGTGTAGCCGTAATAAGTGGCAGACTCTAACCACTTTACGCCCTCCCAATTGACCAGGGCACTCACTACTAAAGCCCCGCTCTGTCGTACTCTTTCGATAGTCATAATTAACCCTTTCTATTCTCCGGCTAGGTACCGGCCACCCTCTCCCGCAGCAGCGGGAGGGGATAGTCACCTACCTAGTGAAATCTACATACACTCCAGCATTGAGCCGAGGCATATCCTGCCCTCCTCGGTTATCCATACATTACCGCTCACCCACACAAGGCCGGCAATTAGCAGCCCGATAACTATGCCGGCCACTAGGTTACCCCTCTTAGATAGCTCTCTCACTTACTCGCCTCCTCTGCTCTAATTGCCTCCTCGGCCTCCTCGCGTGTCTCGGCATAGCCGAACCGGTTAATCGCCCCGTGTGAGTATTGATAGCGGTATGACATCCACCCGCCTAGACCGGTCTCCTCTATTGTGTAGGTCATTTATTCCACGCTCTCTAACTCTGTCTCTAGGTCATTGATGACCTTGCCTACGAGATCGGAATAGTAAAGGTAAAGGTCTGCCATCATTAGGTTAATGATGTTCAACTCCTGGCAATTGTGACCCAATTCTGCACTCCCGCGATTGTCGTAATCGCTTGGCATACTCTGCCACTCCTCTAGCACGCGATTATTGTAAACAGGGACATAACTATCAACTAGTTCGTGAGAGCGATCCTTGACCTCCTCTAAAGTCTCACCCTGTTCGATCTCTTGCTTGATCTCTTTCATCACTTCATCATAAGTAGTCATTTATGCCCCCTTGATTATGGTCGTGGTGTATTCGACATCATTGCCCTCAAGATCTACAGGCTCCTCAATCTGGACGATTACCTGAGATCGCAAAGCATCTAATTCGATGTCGGTGAGTGGTCTGTCTGTGGTGAATACGAGATTGATCGAATAGATGTTCATTTAGTAGATCCGTCCCATAGGCAAGCGGTGCAAGGTGTATCGGTTCCGTTATCGCAATCATCGCAATGGGTGTCTGCTTGTTGGCACTTACATCCATTAGCAATGAATAAATCCATCTCTGCTTTGTTTTCGCTGCGGTATCCGCAGTTCATACATCCAATTACTTTAGTCATTTATTTATCTCCTTATCGGATGTGTTCGGTAGGTGTATCCGATAGGGCTAACCATACACGACTATGCCCCATAGTGCATCTCTTAATGGTCATACTTTTACCGTGTCTGGTCATTTAATTGGTTAGACATTTAGCCGGTAATTGTCCAAAACTAAAAGGCCACCGGATCACCGGCAAGGACAGGGTATAGCCAGGCAGCAGCCAACCGTCCTTGCTGCTGCACCAGCAGCCAACCGCAGCAGCGGCAGCAGCAGCAGCCAACGGCTGCAGCGGCAGCAGCAGCAGCCAACGACAGAGGCTTGCTCGCTGTTGCCGGTTATTAAATGGGAAAGGTTTAAGGGTTAGAGGTAGCCGGAGCGGTAGGCAGCCCCTGTCTTTTTTCTAGAAAGTTA